GCCAGCAGTAGCTGCACTGTGCATAACCGCTATATTCAGATGGCCAAAGCCTGTGTCGTAACCCTTTATCTGCAAAGATCCATTTGCGATAGTCTGGCTGTTAATTTGAACTTGGTTGCTGGCCGCAATCTCTATGGCTGTAGATGCTGCGTTATCATCTATGCCTGTAGAGGTGAACCCTGCAACAGTAATAGCATTGGTAGTTGTATTGCCTCGAGTAGTGACAGAGTCCAGTGTATCCACCTCAGAAGAGGCCGGGACATTCTTCCACTGAGAGGTGCCGTTATCGTATGACAGTATCTGGCCGTCAAGCGGAGTGGCTATAGTGACATCGGTATGGCTGGTCAGGTCATGGAGCTGGGGGTGATGCTGATCCGCAGTCACATCAGTCAGGGACGCGTGGAGGTTGGAGGGAGTATTCCCCCCCACTATTGCACCGAGGTCATTAAGCTGACCCCATACCCAGTGGTACAGCTCCCTGATGTTACCCGGCCCGGCCCTCTTCGGTTGCCAAGGCATGGCTACGTCCCGAGGTTATTCGGTGGTAGCGCAAACCTTATGGATAAACTTAATGCAGACATGGGGAAGAACTCACTCCTGAGCCTCCTGTGATGCTTGGTACGCGGCCACTACTTCAGCGGTGTGTACGGCTGCACAGATGGCTTGTACGTCAGCACTCTCGTTGCTGTAGTCGTCACCAGCACTAATGACATGGCGGTGGTAGGAGCTTGATAGCTCTACACCGTCTTCATCAATCACTGTAGCTGTCCTAACTTGAACGTGCTTGTAATCACCTATGATTTCGATCTTGTCTGCCTTAACTGTCTTGTTTAACATTTTACTGCTCCTGTCGATGCCTACCGTCCGGTGGGCGTATGGTTGTTAAGATGTTTGATATGTAATGTCAAAGTAACAGTCATTAGTTGCGACGCTCATATCCGCAACGGTTACATCAACGTAATTACCATTATCAACAATAAAAGAAAGACCTGCGAATGCGCCACTAGGGCCGTGAAAACCCACAAGACTAATACAGCCAGTAGGGGAATTAATATTGCGAGTTTTTATTGCAAAACTACCGTATTCTGAGAATGTAAACGGAAACCCCGCAAGCTGTATAGTCGCACTTCCTGTCAATCCAGAAATATTTCCTGAAGCATAACCACTGACTGTTACTAGCCGTCCTACTTTTGTGTATTTGCAGGCAATAACGGAAGAGTCATTAGTGCCATCAGACCACTTCATGCTTGCTGTGCCCTCCTCATAATCATCAAGCTTATTAGCTGCTGCTGTACCGCCGAGGTAGACTCCGCCTGATAAGGACAGGTCCCTGAAGCGGTTAGAACCTTGGCCTATATCGACAGCGCCGTCTGAGTTACCGCCACTATGTCTTGGTAGAATACCGGTTGCTTGAAACCTAAGTCCTGCGTGGGCAGAGGGTCCGCCGTCTACATATAGGTCACCGTTGGCAGTACCAATAGACCCAACAGAAGTGCCGTCTTTACGGAATTCTTCAATTGTACCTTCCGAGGTGAGTCGGTTGAGGACTAGAGGCTCTGCCCCATCACGAACATGCGATACAAAGCCGTTGCCTTCGAATCTATGGCCCACTGTTGTATTATCAGCAGCTGTTTTCGCGACAAGTACAGTTCCGGCAGAGTCAATACGCATGGCTTCTGATGCGGCTGTCGTAGCGGCTCCACCTGTGGCGAATGTCATAGAGTCATCTCTGTCGTACTCTATGAGGCCACTAATCCAGTTAGCATTGCCTGCGTTTCTAGCGACTAGGGAGAGTCCAGCATTACCGTCTACGCCATTCACTCTGCCGTTGATATTAACAACGCCCCGTTGGTATCCAGCAATGGCGACAAGCTCACCAAAATTGGCAACCATAGTGTTGTATACAGGAGCTTTATCTACTTGTAGGGGTGCGCCAAGGGTAGTAACACCAACCCCTACATTACCGCTAGAGTCAATTCTCAAACGCTCGGTACCAGCGGTAGTGGCGGTTACTATGTTTGCGCCGTTAATAGATACCTGCCCTCCTGCTACAACCCCCAAGCCCCCTTGTATATTGTCAGTGGTGGATGGTGACAGCCCTATTGTATTAACCAGCGAGTCGTTTGAGTCACTCTTAACATGAATCTTAGTTGTAGGAGAGCTAGTCCCTATACCTACGTTTCCTGTAGAGTCAATTCTCATCACCTCGGTCGCGCCGGTGTTGAAATTAATCCCGTTAAGTGGATTGGTATCTCCATAAATCTTAATGTGGTTTCTTTGCGAGCCGTCACCATTTAGCTCTAGCCACCCAGAGGAGTTACCGTTTAGATAAACGCCGTTGGTGGCGCTATAACTGGATAAAGTCGAGTCTGTGCCGTAGAGGGCTATGTTATAGCTAAGAACTACGCCATCGGCCTGTGCTGAGGTGGAAGCGAGTGTTAAGTTCGCGTCAATCTGTGTTCCTGAAAATGTTGAATTATAATGTGCCATAACTATCCCACCACTTTAAAAGTTAAACTATCTGATGTTATTAAATCGTCTGATCCGAGGGGGACGAATAATATATAAGTGCTTGCATTAATCTCTCTGTCTTTGATGACTAGGTTACGGATTGTGCCGTTCCATTGGTATACGCCATCGTTCCTTACACCCACACCTATGGGGCCGGTCCCCATAGTTCCATCGTAATCCGCTGGAGAAGTATCAGCTACATCATTGAAGTATGCTGTAAGATGATCACCCCAAGACGACCCTATGCTCTGCGGTGCGTTAAGCATAGATGTTCCTGAGCTAGTTGATGTTGCCGTGCCATCATAGGCGACCGTTGTTGTGGATGCTCCGGCACTGGAGTAAGCGACCCGGCCTAGGGAGTCTCGTGCCAGCGTAAAGCTACCAATTGGAGCTGTACCCCAGAACGAACTAGCGTCCATAAGAGCATTGCCAGCAGCATCTTCAATATTATCTACATCATCATACGTCAGTGAGTCAGCGGCTTTTGTTACAGCACTACCTTCAGTGAATATAACGGCCCGGCCTTTAACGCCTTCGATAGTAGTGTTAGTGTAGAGTTCTACGTTACCTACTATGATGGAGCCTACGGCTGTTAGGTCAAACCCGCCTAATGTTAAACTGCGGGCTGGCTCTATAAGTATATACGCCACTGTCGATGATACGTTAATTTGGCTTATTAGCACCTCCCACCACAGGCCGTAGCTGTTAACCTCGATGCTTGCGCCTACAGCACTATCAGCGGCAGTGGCACCTGTCTTTGTATTCAATGTATATAAAGCACTTGCAGCCCCCATAGTGAACCCAAGTAGCGGGAACCTTGTCTCATCCGAATCTTTCTTAATGAGTACTCGGGATGTGTTTACGTTGGTGTCTGCCGGTATCGTTACGCCTACATATACGAGTTCAGAGGCTGTTGTAGAGTCATCCGTCGCAGTACATACGGAGTTAGGTACACCGTCCATGCCTACTTGGTCTAGTACCCGTGTGGCCGTACCAGCCCAAGCCGCATTAGTAAGATCACGACTATAAGGTACAGAGTTAGTCATAGCTGATTCGCTGATATAGCCAAACGGGCCAGATGCGTCTGCGGTGCTTGCGTCTACTTCTGCGGCGGATACGTTAGTAAGCGCCATCCCCCCATTAGTTCTAAATGTGAGGTCAGATCCAGCCGATGCTGTTACAGTTACAGTAAATGTACCTTCCGTAGTAACATAATCAACTTGGTTATCAAGACCTAGGCCAGCGTACATGAATACTCCGTTGGATACTCCTGCGCCAGATATAGTATAAGTTATTTTGAAGGTTTTGTTCGGTGACAGTGCCGACTGAGCAATGTTTCCCGTGCTACCTGCTACATGTACTGCTTGGTTTCCAGATATAGACCATCCTGTACCTTTACTCCAGTCAGTGTCAGTAGCGAAATCACCGTTTATGACTACGTCAGCCCCTACATCGGTGATGGCTATACCAGTGGCTTCAGTAACTACGTTAGATGCTACTGTATTGCCATTTAATGTCTTGAAGTATTGAACCCCGTCTATGTTAGCTCCGTGGTATGGTGCTGACAGAACACCTGTGCTTACATACTCACTAGGGTTCTGGTTAGCTTGGCCTGTTACGTCTTCTGATTGGACTTCCGAGAAGTGCAGGGTCTTTATGCCGCCTGCTGCTGAGTTGGTTATCCCTACGTCTTGGAAGCCATTCCCAGCAGCGGCGCTGTTAGTAACGGCAAACATGAATCGCTGTTGCGTGGTGGTTGCTGTCAGATCGGCACTGAAGTTGTCCACTACTCCAGAATGAGTGTTCTTTAGCCTAAACTCTTCTGTCCCGCTGTCTACCCACACAAGTGCGGAGACAACAATAGTCTTGCTGCCCGTACCGCCACTTACGGCTTTTGTCTGGCTAACCTGTGAGGTAGCACTGGCGGCTAGAGTTACCGTATTGGCATCATCTATTGCGCCCGAGTCAGTAGTACCCCACACAGCATTGGTCAGCTCTTCCGAGTAACCAAGCATGTTCTCAACCCTACGCGCACCCATAAACCTAGGCTCGCCAGAGAGAGCAGTACGTGTAATGCCTTCAAAGTCTGTGAATGTGGCCGTGCTGGCCCGGGTGAATGTAGCCACACTAGAGCCTGTAGCCCTAGCCGGGATGAGGGAGTTCTGGAGTATTACGGATAACAGGGTCTTGGGTATGTGCCCGGCCCCACCTGACCCGCTCCAGAACCACATCTCTAGGTCGTTAAGCTGTCTGCCAATCTCTACCGGGGCGAGACCGTCAAGCAGGTTATACCATGCGTCATTTCTCTGGCTGCTGGTTTCATCTTCATAGACAAGCATCTCCATCCAAGAGTCAGTTACGGCCTTGGATGTGGCCCCGTTGGCCTGAAGCCATTGGAGCACCATGTCAGACATAGCACCAGTGTGCCCCAGCGCCCGCAGTGTTGCGAACTTGGAGTCATTTAGAGTCGCCATTATGCGTCCTCAGTGATGTACTCAGATAATCGAGTGACTGTCCTTACTAAAAATCCAGTCTGCTCTTGGGCGACGGTGGTAGCACCAATTGAGATGGTGATGTCGTCAGAAGAGAGTACGCCGTCTAGCGCAGGAACTCCGCCCATAGGGCAATGTGAAGTCATTACGATGTTTGGCATATCATTAAGGGCCAGACGAAGACATTGTAGTGTCACGCCTCGCATACTGGTCATCAGTCCCACGTTAACCGCAGATCCAATGTGAATAGACACCTCTGTAGCGCCCGGGGTAGCGTACCCAACGGAGACAACAGTGGCTTTCTTAGGACTGTGAACGTCCAGCGTGTATAGATTGTTAGCAGCTAATGCCATGATAATTCCCTCTTTCCATATCCAGCCGTTAGGCCAGTCTCATTTCGGGTTGTGCGGGCATTACCCCGCTTGTGTGTCAAGCAGCAGCTGCGGCATTGACCTTTCGAGTGTTGGCCGCACGTTTCTGTGGGCTTAGCTCTTGTGCCATCTCGGCACGGACCTGCGCTTCTATCTCTGCTCGTAGTGCTTCTCTGTCAACAACAGGATTCTGCCCATTGATAGCGGCCGCAGCAGCCGCAGCAATCTGTGCGATCTTGTTGGCTTCAGCGTCAGCCTTACCCAGCAGATCAGTCTTATTCTTCTCCATAGCAGCTAATGCCATGGCCTTCTCTTTGCTATCCCACTTTCCTTCAATCACCTCAGTGATCACCGACTCGACCACTCTAAGCTGAGTAGATATTTGCTTAACGCTCTGGCCCATAGCGTAGAGCTTCTTCATCTGTACTCGTTCAGTTATGCGACAAGATGTACGTTGGATAGACATATATTCTCCTAATGAAAATGAGTGCCCTACTCCCCGAAGGTTTCAGGCGGTTAGTGCTATATGGTTTCGCTTACATCTATAAGACAGATCTTAGCGTCCTGTACACGAACAGCACCAAAGGTTGAGCGAGCATATACACGCCATGCGAAAGACATTGTGGGGTCTTCAGCAATACGTGAGGTCATGCCCTCATTGATGTTAAAACCGATAGCATCGGCGGTCATTGCCACACAGTTCACTCGACCAGCACCAGGGCTGTTCAGGCGAGTAGTGGGAATCCAAGTAAAGCCCATCCAAATTGTAGGCATTCCAGACTCGAGAGGACGCAGTGAGTTGTAGTCAGCACTGGTTACCTCTGTCAGTTGGAGCATCTTACGAACTTGCGCGGGAGATACAAAGAATACCTTCGGCTCATCAGGATCAACGTCGTTGTTGAGGAACTGTTCAGTAACCTCAGTAACGATATCAAAGTTGATGGAAGTTGCACCACCGGTGTTGATGATCTGAGCAGATGGCAAAGCAACAGTGCCGCCATTGCCGTCGTCAGCAACACGTTCAGCTGCATCAAACAACTCATCGTCATAAGCACGGCCAATAGCATATACTTGCGACTGGGCCAGACCTGACAAGGGGTCGATGAGAACTTCAACGATATCTTCTGGCTCAACCAGCTCACCAATGTTCATGGTGATTGGGACTGAGCGACGCTCTGCAAACACAGCACCAGTTTCAGGTGTGGCTTGATCGCGAGTTTTAAGGGTGGCATCTGCTGAGTTCAATACGGGCCAGTTGTGACCTGCTGATTCCTCACCGCGTACCATGACCCAAGGTTCTACTCGAGACATACGCTGCTGTGCCAATTGGATTAAAGTAGCTTCGTATGTTTCGATGGCTACCTGACTTACTGTTACGTTACTGGACATAATAATTACCTATTACAAAAAGTTAGTGTTGATTGCTTTTCGCTTCAGGTAATCCAATAACGGGCCTTGTGCTGAGTGTTTAGCGTCAAACTCTATGACGTTCTGAGGGTCACGGTGGGACAGTTACCTGCAATCCACCCTCCACTGATCACTTTATAACCTATTTAGCGCTCCATGCCAAGCCCAATATGCTCCATTCGCTTATTGTTTAGCTCGTGAAACTTAGGGCTAGTCTTTGGTGTGGACTGTAGGGTTATGAATAGCTCTGTCGCCCTGTCTCTATGCTCCGATGGAGTAAGCGATCTAGCACCAGTATTAACCTGCTGAACAAACTGACTGCCTTCATCACCCATATCGATCATCTTGCCAACTAAGTTATCAAGAACCATGACCAGATCTGCATCGACCTGACCTTCCTTCATCGCAGATATGTACTCCGCAGAGGCTCCAGCTGACTCAAGTGCAGCGCATGTCCGGCCCAAGTGTTCTTCCTTAGCGCCACCCAGCTTCTCGTTGAGCTTACTGTTTTGATCTGCCTGCCACTGTATGGCCTGATCGTTAGAGGAAGTCTGTGCCTCTACCATCTTAGTGGCGTAGTCAGAGAACTGATTCTGACCCCAATTGTGATCAATGCCGAACTTGCCCATGTCCTCAAGTAGCGCTGGATCTAGTGCGTCAGCGCCTTCAGGTAGCTTGTAGCCCGCCACTTCAGTCGGCGGGAGCGTGTCCTCGTCCTCAGTGACAACCCGTAGGTTTGGCCATAGAGATAGTATTCTCGTCTGGGCAGCAGCCTTATCGGTATCGGCAGCATCGTGGGATGGGATCTTGATGTGGGACTCAGCCAGATTGCCTTGGAGCTTTGCTGCGTTCTCCAGAGCACTCAGTACCTCATCAACAGTGCGGACTTTGCCGTCTTTGGTTTTGCGGAGGAATGGTGCGGTCCTCAGCTTGTCTGGCAGTCCATTAACCCAATCGCTGGGCAATGCTTCAGTTACTTCGGTAGTCACTTCTGGAGTGGCCGTCGCTTCTTCGCTCATCGCTGTAAATCCTCTGCTAGTTGATAACTCTCAAGTACGCGGTACGCTTCAAGCAGTGCCGCATTGTAAGCCATTGACGCTATGTCAGCATTGAACACATTGGCTGAACCCCAAGCTGTCTTGAGGTCAGTCATTAGTTCGTTACCATCATCTGTATTCAATAGCCGGTGAAACTTCGCTAACTTTGCTCCGCGCTCAATCATATGGGCTGCTCTTCTGTTTCCTGTGCTTCCATAGCGGCAATACCTTGTGCCTCGGCCTGCATTGCCTCGCCTTCTTGCTGTGCCATCATGGCCTCTTGCTGTCTAGCCATCTCTTCTGCTCGCTTCTTCTGAATGGCTTGGACCTCTTGGGCATCACGCATAATTGATGCAGGGGCATTAAGCTTTAATCCTATCTGACGAACGCTTTCGGCCGGGTCAATAACATCCAGTGCATCAGGCCAGGCCTGACCCGCATTAGCTGCTGCTGCCATAACACGCTCAATAGCACTAACGCTATCTACCTGCTGTGCCCGGGCCAGCGAGCCAAGATAGATGACATCTAGGGCATTGTTGCTCTCAAGCACAACCTGTGGAGGCTCAGGTAGCTGCCCGTCACGGATCAGCATATTGAAGCACCTAGCTACAAGCGGGTTGAGTATGTCGTTTCTGATCTGGCCAAGGGTTGCAGACATATAACGCTGGAGGCGCTCGTATCTAATATTAGCCTCAGTCGCTGACATCGGAGTGCCTTGGCTCTGCGGAAAGTCAAGAGTATCGGTCATGTAATAGGTCTTGATGTTCTCTTGCAGTCGCCTGATCTCGGTATCCATGTCTGTATCAGATCCGCCAGATGGCATAGCTGCAACACCAGCGATACTACGGACTACGGACACAGTGCCCTGACCCATGTTCAACTGGTTAATATTTGACCGCTCTTCTACCAACAATGGCCAGTCGTTAGACTTAGCTGCCTTGCGCAAGTTGGACTTGATGCACTCGTTAAGTGTTAGTACGTCCCAGATGGCCGTCATTGATGGTGAGTGTCCCCACTGGCTGGAGTTGGTGGTGTCCCAGCGGCCAACAAAGGTAGGCATCTCATAGTATCCGCCCTGAGATCCTAGCATCTCGGCCGTGTTCAGCCGTATGTAACAGAAGGCAAAGGGTCTAGCGGAGGGTGCAAGCTTCTGACCCCAGCCCAACACCTTGTTGTTTCTTGGATAGACGCAGAATAGTATCTCGATCTTATCTGTACTCCCGTCCTCCTCCAGCTTAACGATGTCTTCTGGCGTATCCTTACCAAACTGTCGAATGATCTGAACCGGAGTCCACTCAAGCTTACGATAGAACCGTACAGCTCCGCCTTGCAGGTCCTCCTCAAAGTAAGCCTCCTTCAATGGTACGCTCACAAAGTTCAGTCCGTTCCACTCGTCCTTTGGGCCGGGCTTCTCTTCCAGTGTCAGTACAGCTGTACCGAATCCGACTAGGTCCTGATAGACCTTGTTGATCTCAAGATCGAAGTTGGAGTCCTGTAATTCATAGTAAATGCGGTCACTAACCTCTTGTGTCCACTTGTTTACTTGCTTGTTGGTGTTGAGAGTCTCGTCCCGGAACCGGATGTCGAACCAGCGCACAGAGGGTGACGTGATGTCGCCGTGTAGTCTGCTGGCTAAGTTCTTTGCACCCTGTGGGGCTGTTGAGTCGTAGTTGCTTCGGCTCTCAGTCCAGTTGATAGACTGTGGTTGGTTCTGGGTCTGGAAGAATCGACCCCGGTGAGGTTGGATATATCGTGTAATCAGGTCCCAAGTCTGTTGTACAGTCTGTCGGTCAACGCTCTCTTGATTGAAACGCTGGACTAAATCTCTCGTTAAAGCTGTTGAATCGCCCATTTCTCTTCACCGCCACATCAATTTGAATAGATATGTGACGTATATTGTCACTTTGTGACGCTTTACGCAAGTTTTCTACAGAATTGTAT